GATTAAGGAGGTCGCATGAAAAAGTATTCACTTAGTGATTTAAACGATTATCAATTAGAGGCGATTCGCGTTTTATGTGACATCGGAGGGTGGGCAACTTCGGGACAATTGAAATATCACGGTGTAAATCATGCATCGGCAGAGGCACTGCACGTAAGAGGATTTGCAGAGAGACGAACAGTTTTAAATTCACATTATGGCGTTTCTGAATGGCGAATGAATCTAACTCGACTTGGTGAATGTGTTGATTTTATTGAAGAAGGATCAGTTTATCAAAAGCTCATTTCCTCATATCACAGAGAATTTCTATTGAAAACTAATATTCACAACCTTACTGCCAATGCGATTTTGGACAGTATTGATAACACAACTACACATTGAGGTCGGCATGAACATCGATATGGCAAGAGCAGCAATTGTGACGCAGTTGCAAGACAATCCAGACAAGCGGTTCACACTCGCATCACTCTCAAGATTAAGCGGCATGAGCCAAGCTAACATCAAATGCATGATGCCAGATTTAGGCGCAGGCTTTAGAAGTGAGCGATCAGTGACGAATGCAATCAGCTACTACTACACAGAGAAGCAATTCACGCCTAAAACGGTTAAGCCATTCACGCCATTAAAACCCGATGCAGCCATGAGCATAGCGATTGCACGATGCAGGGCAGACCGTGGCGGTGAGTTTCATCCTATTTCTATTTCTTGAGGTGGCTATGACAGAAGCAAACATTGATAAGATAAAAGACCTTCTCAACGTATGGGCGCATTATTACAAGCCTTTGCCTGATCGTGGCTTTCCTCGCACATGCTCATTTGTAGTTGAACGAGTACAGACAAGCCGATCAACTGAAACGATGGTTGAGGTTATACCTGATGATATTAAGCGGCTGAACGAGTACATAGAAGGCTTTGCACCACAGTTCAAGCGTATTCTATCGCTAGAGTATTTTGATAAGAGGCCGACTAAGACGAAAGCGGAAATGATCAAGATACCGCGACAAGTATTTAGCCAGCGTGTAAGATGGATTTACGAACAGCTTATTTGGTCAATGTGGGGTGAGTAAAAACAACAAATAAAACATTTTATGAATACGCACAAATAAACCTTGCATTGTTTTATTTGTGTGTATATACTTCATTCATCGGGTTCACAAACACAACGGAGAATGAAAAATGCAAAAATTCACTACAAAACAACTTCAAGCCGCTTTGATTGAATTACGCGCAAAAAACACTCAAGAAGCAAACGCCGCATTTAGAATGACATACGATGAATTGAATGTGCGCATGGGTGATGATGCTTTTGATGCTTGGACGGATTCGTTAGGATGGTAGATCATAAAAAAGAGGCGAAACGGTTAATCCGAATCGCCTATAAAACAGGCGGGACGGTTTCGTTTTCACTGTCCTACATGATTGACTTAGGCGTACCCCTAAAAATAATAAAAGCGGTATTAAGAAAATGAATAAATCGGAAAAAAATAAACGCGGATTCCAAAAGCAAATGGAAGAAGGAAAGCGCGTTAATGTGTATCTTGATGCAAAGAGCTTGGAGATTGCCGCAAAACTTGGCGAAGGAAATGTAAGCGAAGGAATACGCAAGGCATTAACTAAAAGTGACATGACAAAATAGTGCTTGTTTGTAAGTGACATGCAGATTATGATGAGAAATATATAGTGTTGATTCGTTCGCACTAAAGAATATAAAGCCCTGCCTCTTAACTGATGCGGGGCTTTTTACTTTCTCCTTCTCGCTTCGTGCGGGTTCAGCCTCGATCTTTCGGGGCTTTTTTATTTGTAGGCAGGACACTCCGTGAGGAACCCTGAAAACGTAATGACAGGCAGGCCGACACTTTACAAAGAAGAATACGCAGAGCAAGCACGAAAGCTATGTTTGCTTGGTTCTACTGATGTGGAGCTAGCTGACTTCTTTGAGGTCGCAGAGTCAACGTTGAATCTTTGGAAGTTAGAGCATCCAACCTTTTCGGAGTCCATAAAAAAGGGTAAGGCTCAGGCTGATGCAGATGTCGCAGATCGACTCTATCAGCGTGCAATGGGTTACGAACATCCTGACGTGCATTTATCGAACTTTCAGGGCGTAGTGTCAGTAACGCCAATAACGAAAGTTTATGCGCCAGATCCAACAGCGGCCATATTTTGGCTAAAGAACAGACAGCGCAGTAAGTGGCGCGATAAGGTTGATACTGAACATTCCGGTTCTGTTGAGGTAACAAGCGTAAACGTCAGATTGGTCTCAGCTAATGGAGATTGATTGTGATTTCCCTGAGAAATTAGGGTTCCTATTTAAGTCGGCGCGTTACAAGGTTGCACGAGGTGGCAGGGGTAGCGGTAAATCATGGGGATTCGCTAGAGCTTTATTGATTCTAGGCTTAAAAAGTCCAGAACGTGTTTTGTGTACTCGCGAGATTCAGAAGTCAATCAAGCAGTCAGTGCATCAACTGATACGCGATCAAATACAGGCGCTCGGTCTGAGTCACTTCTACGAGGTGCTTGAGACAGAGATAAGAGGTCAGAACGGAACACGGTTCTACTTCGCAGGCTTGTCAGATCAAACAGCAGATTCAATCAAGTCGTTTGAAGGCTGTACAAAAGTATGGGTTGAGGAAGGTCAGAACACTAGCAAGAGATCATGGGATATTTTGATCCCAACGATCCGCACGGCTAATTCTGAGATTTGGGTCACATATAACCCTGAGTTAGACACTGATCCAACGCATCAAAGATTCGTAGTTGATCCACCGGATGACTGCGTTTCGATAGTAATGAACTGGCGAGACAATCCGTGGTTTCCTGAAGTGCTTGAGAAAGAGCGCCAGGACAGCTTAAAGCGCGATCCAGAAGGTTACAAGAACATTTGGGAAGGTGACTGTAAGCCAGCGGTTACAGGTGCGATCTACTACAACGAAGTCTCCACGGCAGAGTCAGAGCAGCGCATTAGGTCAGTGCCTTACGATCCAATGCTTAAAGTTCATGCGATATGGGACTTAGGCTGGAACGATTCAATGTCAATCATCTTGGCTCAGCGTGTAGCGTCAGAGCTGCGAGTGATTGAGTACATTGAGGACAGTCACAGAACGCTTGACTCTTACGTGATGGAATTGAAGAACAAGAATCTAAATCTAGGCATTAGCTATTTGCCACACGATGGATTCTCTAAGGACTTCAAGACAGGCAAGAGCGCAGAAGAAATAGTCAAAGCGCTTGGCTTAACAGTAGAGCGTATTCCTAGCATGGATATTGAAGGCGGCATCAAAGCGGCTCGAATGGCTTTTAGTCGAATGTACTTCGACAAGAACAAAACCGCACGACTGATTGAGTGCTTGAAGCGCTACAGGCGTCAAATTAACAAGGCAACGAACGAAGCAGGATCACCGCTACATGATGAATACAGTCATGGCGCTGATGCTTTCCGCTATTTGGCTTTAGTAGTCGATGGAATGACAAATGAATCTGGCTCGATCAAGCCGATTAAATACAGAACACGGACAATTGCATGAAGAATGAAAAGATGACAGATGACGATCTTCTGGCGCTATTACAGCGTAAAGAAGATGACGCTGCGCATTACGTGCATGGTCAGCTAGGACAAGAGCGCGAGACTGCGCTACGTGAATACTATCGCATGCCTTACGGCAACGAAGAAGATGACGGATGGTCTAAAGTCGTATCTTCTGATGTGTCGGACTCCGTTGAGTGGATACTGCCAGCACTGTTAAAGACATTCACAAGCACCGACAAAGCCGTGTCATTTGAGCCAACGACAGCGGCCGATGTAAAAGGTTCGCAGCAAGCTACAGACGCATGTAATTATGTGTTCTATAAGCAGAACAATGGTTTCTTAGTCCTTTACACAGCCATTAAAGACATGCTGACGGTGCGCAATTGTGCTGTCATGTGGCGCAAAGAGACAAAAGAAACTGTATCAAGTATTCCATTCAAGGGCGCGACTCAGGAAATGCTTGCAATGCTCATGCAAGAGCAAGACGCAGAGATCGAATCGGCTAACCAAGTGCCAATGATGGGGCAAGACGGTCAGCCAATGCTTGATCAGATGGGTCAGCCTGTAATGGGTTACGATGGTCGGTTAAAGAAGACAGAGAAGCGTACTATCTGCAAGGTTGAAGCATTTTCACCAGAGGATTTGCTAGTAGAACGTGAATGGACTTCACCTCTCTTGCAAGATTGCCCGTATGTTGCGCGATTGATGCGCGTCACTATGTCAGACCTAAAAGAAATGGGCTTGACTGTCAGTGATGACGATGATTTAGAAGGCTCAGACGCGCCAAACGGCACGTCAATGCGGCTGAATGATGTTACCCGTACTGATACTTCAACGCTTGGCTATGGCGAAGATGAAGATTACGGTGATGAGTCCATGTCTGACGGCTGGTTGCGTATTGAGTTCGTCTTGGTTGATATGGATGGAGACGGAATCGCAGAGCGTAGATGTATCTATCGCTTGCAAGACAAGATATTGAAGAACGAAGTTGTTTCGCATGTTCCTATCGCAACAGCGTCGCCAATCTTAAATACGCATCGCTGGGACGGTCAATCCATTTGGGATTTGGTCAGTGATCTTCAAAAGTTGCACACAGAATTGCTGCGTCAAACGCTGAATAATCTGTATCTCACGAACAATCCGCGCACTAAGGTATTGACGGATTCCAATTGGAGTCCATTGGCTAACCTTGACGATCTACTTGATTCACGTCCGGGCGGTATCTTGCGCCAACGCGATCTCAATGCAATCTCTGAACAGGTTACACCATTCAGTGCTGGGGCTTCGATGCCTATGCTGGAATATGTTCAAGGAATGAGAGAGAACCGCACAGGTGTATCTCGTACATCGATGGGCATGAATCCTGACAGCCTGAATAATACGGCTACGGGTCGCCAGATCGATCAGAGCGCATCACAACAACGTGTAGAGCTAATCGCTCGCATCATCGCTGAGACGCTGATTAAGCCGATATTCCAAGGTATTCTTAAAGTATTGACTGACGGTGAGATGCAAAAGCTCGCGTTTCGTTTGCGTGATGAGTTCGTTGAATACGATCCGAATGAATGGCGCGACTCTTACGACATGACTATCAATGTCGGTCTTGGTACTGGTGACAGCCAAGCAAAAGCCGCACAACTGACAACGATCTACCAGATGCAGCAAGCAGGTATGGGCATGGGTTTAGCGACTCCAGCAAACCTTTACCACACGATGTCAAAGATTGTGGAGAACAGCGGCTTCAAAGATGTGCAAAACTTCTTGAGCGATCCGAAGAACGCACCACCTGCACCACCACCGCAGCCGCCAATCGAGTTGCAGTTGGCACAGATGAAGATTCAAGCTGACACGCAGAAGTCACAAGCTGAAATGCAGCAAGAAATTCAGAAGTATCAAGCCGAGACTCAAATGCAATTGCAGATTGAGCAGATGAAAGCTGAAGCTAAGCGCCAAGAAATTCAGGCTAGCTTGGAATTGCAGGCAGCAAACGATATGCGCGACTCAGAACGTGAGCAAATGAAAGCTCAATTTGAAGCAGCAATGGAACAGCAAAAACTTGAGTTTGAAAAGTGGAAAGCTGAGCTAGATGCGCGTGTCAAGTTACGTGTTGCAAACATCGGCAAAGAAGCTAGCGGTGATGAACTGCTGAACGAATTAGATAACGCAGAAGCGATGGGCGATCCTTCACCAATCAATCAAATCATGATGATGCAAGCACAAACAGCAGAGGCAATCAACCAATTGGCGCAAAACATGAGCAAGCCGAAACAGATAGTACGTGATGCAAATGGTCGGGCGGTAGGTGTTCAGTCTGTAGAGGCTGGCAATGGCTAACGGGACAGGAACCGCAATCATTGACTTTGGCGCTCATCCTGGCAGCAATGAAGCATCGGTAACGGTAACAGGTCAGACAGCAATCACGGCAGGCAGTAAAGCGGAATCATGGGTAATGGGCGACGATTCAACGTCAGATCATACCGCTAGCGATCATAAGTATTTGCCGCAATTGGCTTCTTTTGTCTGCGGTACACCATCAGCAGGCACAGGCTTCACGATTTACGGTAGAAGCATACATAAATTAACGGGAACTTTTTCCCTCAAATGGGTTTGGAGTGAATAATGGCACTTGATTCAAATATTGTTGGCGCACTTTCTGGCACTGGTGCAGATGTAAATGCATCGCGTCAATTAAAGGTAGTGCTCGAGACAGACGCAACTGCTAATCCTGAGAATGTCGGCGCTACTCGACACTTTGGGGAAAATGACGGTGGCGCTTTGACAGGTGCTCCATTACTTCGCTCGCCTGAAGTTGATGTGGATTATCGTGAACGCGCAGCAGCAGACACGATCATGGATGATCATGTGTTTAATACGATTGTGCAAGATACAGGTAAACATTCGTACAGCAACACCACAATGGCTAATGCTTGGACTGCTGGGCAGCTAACAACAAACAGCGGATCAATTACCACAACCACAACAGGCACGGTATTTTCTACCTATGCATTCTTTCCGATCCTAGGAACAACGACACTGGCAACAGACACAGAGATTGGATTCTCTGCGCAGCCACAAGCCAACACGTTTATTGAGTTCGGTATAGGCATACCAGGTGCGCAAACAGTTGCGCCAACAGACGGTGTATTTTTCAGATTGAACGCGTCAGGCTTGCAGGGTATCGCATCGTTTAACGGTGCAGAAACATCGACAGGTATATTTAAGCAAGCAGAAGGCGCGGAAACCTTTGTTTATCAAAACTCTAAGCGCTATCAATTCATTTGCTACGCCACGACAGTAGAGGCGCAATTTTGGGTGAATGACGGAACTGGCGCGAATTGCCTAGGTACGATCCCGCTTCCATCTGGACAAAGCCGCATGTGCATGTCTAGTGCGGGTCAATTTTTCCTCAAGCATCGGATTACAGGCGGTGCGGCTGGCGGCGTAATACAAGCAACAATGGGCGCTTACAACGTCCGGCTTGGTGGCCCCAATATGTCAACCACATTAAGCACGCAAGGGAACCGCTTAAACGGTTCTTATCAGGGCTTGAGTGGCGGCACAATGGGTACTTCTGCACGTTTTGGCACAATCACAACAGGCAATGAAGCGAACGTAACCGCAGCAGTTCCAACGACAACAACGGCTGCGCTTGGTTCTGGTTTGGGGGGTACCTTTTGGGAAACTGTCAGCCTAGCGGTAAACACTGACGGCATCATAATGTCTTATCAGGTTCCAGCGGGGACGGTTAGCTTCT